CACACTAAGAGTGAAGTCGTGGAAACTCCTATTTCTGGCGTTTTAGCTGAAGTCACTGGAGTTGAACGGAAGCATGGTCCTCCCAAGTTTCACAGTAAGAAGATGTGGCAAGCTGCACTAGCTCAATCCTCAAATCCAAGTCCTGGTGTGGAACCTCATCTCCTTGAGAACGCTGTTATTGATTATGCGGGACATTTGATTGCGAGATTTGATGAACCCGAATTTCGAGATACCATAACGAAGGAATTGAAGCCCCTCAATGACATGGAGATTTTGTGTGGACGAGATGGTTGTCGCTTCATTGATGCAATGAAGCGTGGTACTTCCAAGGGTTTTCCATTATCTGGACCCAAGTCAGAAATGATCACACTTTTGCCTCCAGAGGACTATCCTGATTTTGCGTGTCCTGCCGAGTGCGACCAGATGATTATGGATCAGATGAGACAGATGGAGGACATACTCGCTAACGGAGAACGCTGCTACGCGATTTTCAGAGCTTGTGTCAAGGATGAGCCAACTGAGCTTGGTAAGGACAAAGTCCGTGTGTTCCAAGCTGCCGATTGGGCATTCCAAATGGTTGTTCGCAAATATATGTTGCCTATTGCACGCATCTTATCTATGTTTCCATTGGACTCAGAGTGTGCCGTTGGTGTGAATGCTCAAGGCCCAGAGTGGGATGAGTTAGCAAAGCACATGCGAAAGTTTGGTGCAGATCGTATCTTTGCTGGTGATTACAGTAAATATGACTTGCGTATGCCTGCTCAACTTATCATTGCCGCTTTTGAGGTTTACATTCAAATCGCAGAATGGAACGGTCAGTATTCAGAGAGAGACATTACTATAATGAAGGGAATAGCAACCGAGATCGCATACTCTTGTGTGTCTTATAATGGAGATGTGATTATTCATTCCGGTTCCAATCCTTCAGGTCATAACATGACGGTATATGTCAATTGTACTGTGAATTCGTTGTTGATGAGATGCGCTTATTTTGAGTTGTATCCTAAGGAATTAGGTTATCCAGATGAATTCAGGGCTCGATGCTCTGTAATGACATATGGTGACGATTTTAAGGGGTCAACTCGCAAGGATACCAATTTCCTCAACCATGTTTCCTATAGTCAATTTTTGGCCAAGAGGGACATGGTCCTTACCATGCCAGATAAAAAGTCTGAGCCCAAGCCTTACATGAA